ATTGCTAGGCACACTGTCGCCCAGGGCAGGACAGTAGTTGCCTGCAACATTGGCTCCCAGGGTTTTGAGATTGGCTATTGTGCCTGCGCTGATTGCTAGTCCCACATTGCTTGTGGCCTGGCCTATGGTGTAGATCAAGTTGGCTATGGGTGCAAGAGCATTGTAGCTGGTAATGTTGTTGGCCAATTGTGTATTGGCTGTGATGGCATTGCCAGAATAGAAACCCACACCTGCTGTGAGCTGTAAGGGTGTTGCTGTTGACTCTGCCATTATCCTGCTCTCACTGTGCTGGAACCTGCCACGCGACTGTGTCCACAAGTGTCTGCATCACCATCACGTATTACAGATTTCCCGCCAGCTCGTACTGTGCCCGAGCCACCTGAAGTCACTGCCGAACAATGTATGCCGCAACCGGGTTGTCCACAGCAGGGATGTGGGGTCACAGATATACCAGGCACAACAATGGGGCGACCATTCACACGCACCGAGGCCACACCTGAAGTGTTGACACCTCCCGAGCTGTTTGGATCACCTTGTCGTTGTGCTGCTGGCATGTTATCCCATTAAGATTTTACTGCGCACAGGTTTGATACCTGTTGTGGCTTCCAAATAACTGTCCCCAACGTCTTCACGCACAGGAGCAATCATTGCCACACTAGATATATTTACCGTGACTTCTTGCTCAGGATCTGCGGTGAACAAACTGTTCATTAACTGTATACCTTGCTGTCCGGGCACCACTGCAACAGGCTTGCTCAGGGTGAGAGTACTGCTGTCAAATGCTGTGACTTTGGCCACAATCTCTTCACCATAGCCCATGCGCATGGTGTATGTTTTTCCTACTTCAACGCTCATTCTATTTCCTTTTTAACTATTGCCAACTGATAATTTACCAATCCCAACTTGAGCCTGTGATAAAACATGTTCACAAAGGCATCAATACTTTGTTTGCAACGACCCAAGTAATGTAGATCGTCTTCCCAAAGATAGTCGTCAAACAACATCACACCTCCAGGACGCAACAATCCAAAACACATCACAGCATCTGCCAAGGCATCATCTGCGTTGTGACTGCCGTCTACGTAGATAAAGTCATACTGACGTTGATCCACAATTAGTTGTGCCAGAGCAGGGAAACTCATGTTGGCCACAACTTCAAGTGTTTGTCCAGGTTTTTTAACTTCTGCAGTGTTGGCCCGAAACACTTGTTCAATGCTACGATCCTCAGGTATTGAATCATAACTGAATGCTGTGACAGGACGATTGGCAAATGGATCTATACAGGTAATGGTGCCTGTGTCTGCCAGCATGTTTTCCAATATCCAGCAGGTGCTGCGGCCTTCATGGCTGCCTATTTCTAGTATGCTATCAACTGTTTTTTGTTTTTGTAAGTAGTTGGTAATGTAATCAAAGTTGACCAGTGCATTGCTGAACCAATCAGATGTGAATTGTGGCATTACATCAACCTTTGGCGCAGTTCCTGAAATCCGCCCACATACTCTTCATCCAAGAAAATTTGTGGAACTGATCGTGCCGTGGGCACCGACTCCAACAGTTGTTCACGTGTCCAGTCTTGACTGATGTTGCGTACTTCGTATTCGATGCCTTTCATTTCCAACAAGTTTTTGGCTTGTTCGCAGAAGGCGCATTGGTCTTTTGACCATACTATTGCTTTCATTTTGTTTTTCCTTTGGGTTCTATTTTGATAATGCATGGTGAATCAATGCGATCCGACATGGCTTTGACACCATCTGCCCAGGCGTGCATTTTTGCTGACAGCCAGTCTAAAAATTGCACTCGCAGACAGCGATTCTTTTCTTCAATGCGTTCAAACTTTTGCATCACATTGCGAATGTTCTGAAAGTCTTCAGACTTTCGAATCGACTCTCGAATTGTGGAGTCTGACACTGGCTCTGCAATGTCTTTGATTTTCTTATAATCTTTGATCCAGGTTGTAGCTTTCACGTGTTTTCCTTTATTATTTTCTTTCCTATACCCAATTGATAGTTGAGTATATACCAATCTATTTGTCTTGTAAAACAAGTGCAAAAAGCATCTATAGCAATCTTGCCTCGATCCAGCACATCTGGCAGATCCTCATACAAGTAGTCATCAAACAACATGATACCACCTGGTTTGAGCATGCTCCAACTCATCACAGCATCGGCCAACACGTTGTCACAACAATGGTTGCCATCGATGTAGATAAAATCAAATTGTTTCTTTTCTACAACCATTTGAGCCAAAGTAGGATAACTCAGCGCCACATGCACTGTGAGATTTTGGCTGGGTTTCTTTGCTTCAGCAGTGTTGCGTCTAAATCTCAATTCCCATTCGCTGCCTTGTGAGCCAATTTGATCTGTAAAAGGATTTATGTGATTGTTGGCGAATGGATCTACACAAGTGATTGATCCTGTGTCACTCAACATGTTTTCCAACGCCCAACAAGTGCTGCGTCCTTCATGACTGCCAATTTCCAATATGTTATCAATGCTGCCTAAATTTTCAATTAAATTTGTTTTGATGTGTTCAAAGTTTGGAATATTTTTAGTAAACCAATCCGATGTAAATTCTGCCATGTGTTTCCTTAAAGATCGGGCAATTCATCATAGTCCAAGCTGTCGCTCATGACGCCGATAACATAGTTAGTTGATTCGTTCTCTTGCAGTGCAGTTTGTTTCTTCGACGTGTCCACATGCTTCATGAACCAAGGAATTGGTGTGCTACGAGGTGCAGGCTCCAGATACTTGATGCCGATCTCTTTGAGTGCGCCCACTGCTGTGTAGTCCACAAAGTCCTTTAGGATCTGTGCGTTGAGTCCAATCACAGGACCTTTCTGGAACAAGTAATCTGCCCAGGCTTTTTCTTCACGGATCACATCCAAATACATTTGATATACTTCGGCTTCACATTCTGCCTTGGCAGCAGCAAAACGTGGATCTTCTTTGACTACTTGATTGATAATCCAAGCAGTCCAGTCCTTGTGCAGGATTTCGTCTTGCAAGATCAGGCTAATGATGTTGCCGTTGCCAATAAAGATACGATTCTCTACCATGGCTAGACTTGTAGCAAATGAAACCATGAAGCGGAACGCTTCTAGCGCATAACTGGCATTGAGTGCCAGCCAGATTGAGTTGATATGTTTTTGTTCGAGAACCATACCTGTCATTTCACTGCTGAGTTCTTTATGGCAATTTATTCTGTGCAGTTCGTCATAGTAGTTGCCCACACTTGATGCCATGTCCACAATCTCTTGTGTGTCGTGAATAGTGTTGAACACATCCTTGGGCACATTGTAGATGTTGCGAATAATGTGGCTGTAACTTCTACTGTGAATGTTGGTTTCAAAAAAACTCCAGTTATACATCAATGCTTCCAATTCAGGTATGCTCACAACAGGAGTAAACACCTGTGCTGGTCCACGTCCTTGCAAACTATCCAAGGCTGTTTGACGCAACAAGTTTGATGTAAAGATATGTTTTACTGTTTCACTTGCATCTTTAAAGTCATTGGCATCTTTGGTAAGACTGATTTCTTCTGGAATCCAAAAGAAACCACGTGCCTCTTGTTCAAACTTCACAAGTTTGTTGTATTTGACTTCTTCAAAGCGTTGGATTGTAACAGGACCTGCTGGGTCCAAAAACATCTTGCGATGCAGGTAATCAGTTTTGGTGGCGAGATTGTATTGTTCTTTGCTCATAATTTGCAACTTTCGCAGTCTTCTATATCATCAAAGTCTATGACTTCTAGTGGTGCTTCTTCTTTAGCGGCTTTGGCACCTTGTTTGTTGATTAAACTGTAATAGAATGTCTTGATACCCCAGTGATGTGCTTGCATTAGATTTTTAGCAATCAAGGTAGTGGGTACTTTGCGATCTGGCCAGTGTGCTGGATTGTAGAATGTGTTGGTTGAGATTGACTGATCAATATATGCTGCCAACACAGCGGCTGTTTTTAAATAACCAACGCAATCCTGTTGTTGCCACATCAGTTGATATTTGTTTTTGAGTCTGTGATACTCGGGCACCACTTGTGTCAAACTACCTGCTTTACTTTCTTTTACACTGATCAAGCTCATGGGCATTTCAATGCCATTGGTTGAATTGATAACAACACTGCTAGACTCTACAGGTGCCACTGCCATCAAGGTGGCGTTTCGAACTCCGTATGCTTGCATGTTGCCACGCAGGGTATTCCAGTCCAACGCAGGATCAGGTGTGAAGTCTGTCAATTCATTAACACCTTTGGCTCTGCGCTCCCACGGAAACTCGCCACGTCCATAACGTGTCTTGTCTGAGTCCTTGCAACGGCCACGTTCTTTGGCCAGTTCCACTGTGGCTTCGGTCAAGTAGTAGGCTTGGTGTTCCATCCAGCTTTTAACTTCTGCCAGTGCATCTTTCTCACCATACTCAAGTCCACGTTTGGCGTGCCAATAAGCCAAGTTTGTAATACCAATGCCCAGGGGCTGAATCTCATCATTGCTGAGTTGACTTTGTATACTCAAGAAGTCTTGATAGTCAAGTATGTTACACAGGCTGCGTTGTAGAATACGACAGGCTCTACGCATGTCTTCAGGATGTCTAAACGCACCCCAATTGATTGATCCCAATGTACACAATGCAATACGACCTTCGGCATCATCAAGACGTTTAAATGGTTTAGTAGGCAACAAGATTTCACAGCAAAGATTGCTTTGATAGATTGTGTGATACTCAGGATCAAATGGTCCTTGGTCCATCACATTGTCAATGAACACTAGATAGATACGTCCAGTATCGGTTCGTTCCTTGAGAATACCACTTTTGAAAACTTCCTCCGCAGCCATCGTTTTCTTACGGAGGCTGGGCGACTTTTCATATTTGACATAAAGTTCTTCAAACAAAGCGGTGTTTTGATAAAATGCTTCATAAAGGTCTGGTACTTGGTTGGGGTCAAAGAATGTTATATTTTCTTTGTTTTTAAATCTGCGCCAGAAAAACGCAGATAGCACAACGCCGTAGTCCATGTGTCGCACTCGAGTCTCTTCTGTGCCTTGATTATTTTTAAGCACAATAAGATCATCGAACTGATGGTGCCATATGGGATAGAACACAGTGGCTGATGCATTGCGTATGCCGCCTTGTGAACATGAACGTAGATCACCAAACCATTTCTTTAAGAAAGGAATCATACCTGTATGCATGATCTCGCCACCACGAATGGGTGAACCTAGTGGGCGCAGACGTCCAATTTCTAAACCAATACCAGCACGTTTGCTGGCATACTTGGCCATCATTTCACCGCTGGCGAAAATACTGTCCAAATCATCATCCGACCTAATAAGAACGCAACTACTAAACTGTTTAGTAGGAGTTCCAAGCCCTGCCAACACAGGCGTGGCCAACGTAAATAATCCGTCACTTGCGGCATTGTAGTATTCCTTTATATAACGCATTCTAGCCGTGTTAGGCTCTTCCTTGTGGAACACAGTGGCCGCTGCCACCATATATCTCACTTGAGGAGTTTCATATGTTTGTCCTGTGCTACGATTTTTTACTAGATATTTCTCGATCAACTGTTCTACTGCGGCATAACTGTATGACTCATCTTTGGCATGATCAATCATGTCATTCATCTTGTTCCAGTCATCTTCTGAATACCACTCCAACAGTTCAGGAGTGTATAAACCAGTGGCCACGTTGGTCTTCACAATCTCATACAAGTGGGGAGGATCATAGGAACCGTAGACATCTTTGCGTAGCATGCTGAGTCGCTGTTTGCCTGCCACATACTGATAATTGGTGTGCCCCACATCCGGGTTAGACTCTACATCAATTAGATCCACAATAGCACGTAGAGTAATGCCGTCAATTTCTTTGGTGGTAATACCATCGTAAAAGTGTAATTGTGCTTTGATCTCCACCATGCTCTGGCTAACGTCTGCTATGCCTGCACATACTTTGGCGATTTGGGTTTGCCATTTTTCCAAGGCGAGCGATTCTCTACGCCCACTGCGCTTTACAACTGTAATGCTTTTCATTTTATCCTAACGAATTTTTTGTTTTATTTGTTCTTGACTGACTTGCCGACGAGGTTTTGACTTCCCCAGGCTGATATTTACGACTTGATCAGGATCCCAATTCAGTATATATTTCTCTTGAGCAACTAGGACTAAATTGTCACTTTGATACTCGATCATACGGGCGTCTTGCAGGTCTTCACGGTCTAGCATGCTAATAGTATACATGATTCCCAGGCCTCTAGCGACCGGACAATACTGATTGTCACTCAATAACTGCCAAGGATCAGGCCAATCTGCTTGATCGTCCCAGTGCAGGTGATAGGCAGTCCAAGGAGATTGAAACCACCAAGAATTGATTTTGATCAAGGCAAATTCTAAATCAATATCTGCACAATATTGTCTCAGAGTTGCCCAACTCTCCAGCCTTTCGGCAAAACTACGCGGCCACATCAACTAGTTATGCGCCGAGATGAGTCAGACTGTAATAAATTTTTCCAGCACCTCGAGTGCTACTGCTGGAGTATTGCACTGTGATAACAGAACCAACATCAATCACACTGAGTGTGACATCTGGATCTGAATTTTGCACATAGTCATCAGTGTAGCTTAATCCATCACCTGCTGAGTCATCAGCATCATTGACCACAATCAATGTGCCAGTGCGTACAGATGTTTCTCGAACTATGGTGTAGTTCATTGAAAACGCTGGCAACAACACTGTGCTCTTGGTAAACAGTGTGGTATTGCTTGCGCCAGCAGTGAGTGCGGCTTGCACTCCAGTTTCAATTATGTAACTGCCCAGTTGTGTTCTTGCCGCTGAGTCCACACCAATACTGGCAGGCACAGTGGCTGTGGAAATGTTGTATAGATAGATTCTTGGATAGGTAGAACTCTGTGCTGTGCTGCGTTGAAACATGTCTCCAACACTGATGTTGTTGTCAGCATCAATTGAAATGATTGGGCTGGCAGGAATAGTAACACCTTGAAAGTGATTGCCCACATCATAGAACACATTGTAACCAGTGGCATTCAAGCTCACACCATTGATCACCACACCTTCAACATAGATGTTGTCAAATTTGTTGTGCATGAGTCTAAAACCAGTGGGCCCACCGTTTACAGGTGCAGCACCGCCTAGATACACTCCTTGATACAGTGTGTCAAAACTGCTGTTGCCGATTGTGATGCCTTGCAGTTGCACATCTGTAGCGGTGCCATAGCTGAACCCACTGAACACACAATTGGTCCAGGAGATTTGCTTGGTCACCAAACTCACTGTGCTGGCCCAACGAATGGCAGCAATGTCATCCACCGAAGTGTTTAGGTCTGCAGTGGTCAATGGGCCCACAATATTAACACAATCAAAATAGCATTCTTTTGCAGATTCTATCAGCACCGCATCATGCAGTTGATCAGTGTATACTGCCATGTCTGACACTTCGATGTTCTGCGGCGCAGTGGCTCCGTTGGTGCCAATGTTTGCTCCAGTCTGTTGCAGGCTGTCCGCAGTTCGTAATACATATTCAGGCAAACCATTGGCAGCATTGGTAAGTGTGTCTCCCCAATAATAATACAAATTGGCAGGAGAAACTTTTGAAGTGATCAATATGCCAGTTGCTGGTATGTCAAAGTTGGATCTATAATATCCAACTGTGCCGCCATACAATGCTTGACTGGCAGCACTGTAGTATACCAACACTCCGGCTGCATAACTGGTATTTGGTGCCCAGTCCTGCACTGAAAAATTAATAATTGAACTGTTGGCACCTTCTCCGTAGAGCTTTGCATAAGGAGGAACAAGTATAGTGTCAGTGACTAGATACGTGCCTGCAGGGAAAAACAAACTGCGTCGAATGGCTGTGTTGTTTTGCACACAATACAGTTGTTCCAGCGCACGATTGATGGCCGCAGTGTCGTCAGTCAGTCCATCGCCTGTGGCCCCAAAATCTGTGACCACTGCGTAACTGTCCAGTCTGCTTTGTAGACTCTGAGTGATTGGTGCGCTGGGTGTTGTGCCAGTTTGCACAGCATACCCGGCTGCTTCACCTTTGTATGTGTATTGTGTAGCAAAACTCAATATGTCCGAAAATTCTGTAAGAACTTCGGTATTGCCCACAATAGGCGCACCTTCTTCCAGTGTGCCGTTGCCAATGAACAATCTGCGTTCATCTACGGCCCAGCCCAGTTCGGCACCAGCCAAGGGCTGTGGGAGGTCTTCTATTAGGCCCTTGCGGGAGGTGATTCTTGATACTTGTACGATTGCCACAGTGTGATTCCTTGAGGTATCACATATTTAGCAAGTAATACTGTTCAACCTTTTTCCACCACAAGTCACGATAGTGTTCAAATTCCCGGCCTTCCAACACAAATTCCTGGTATTCAGGCGGCTTGATCATGTTCATTTGTTCATCGAGCTCAGGTTTTACACACATCAAAATCACGCCTTTTTTGATCTGAGTGCCGTGTAATTCATTGTGCGCTTCTGCATAGGCACATAACTGCATGAAATAGTCGTCAATCCATTCGCGCTTTTTGGGCTTGTTGGTTTGTTTGTAGTCCAAGATGGCTTCTTGGTTTAGGTGTATGCCTGCGCCATCTGTAGTGCCTGCGTATACTCGGGGGAAATACAGTGGAACTTCAATGCCCCAAAACTCCGTCACATTCTTTAGTCCATGCTCCACAACCTTGTGTGCCATGGCATGACTTGCCCAGGAGAATGGATTAGAACCACGTTCCTTGATTGCGCCTTCTTTCACATACTGTTCAAGGTAGGTGTGCATTCTTGTGCCACGATTGGCTGCTTCTGTTGTGATGGCTTGAGCTTGATCATGCCCTACCCTGTTGCGCCAGTTTTGCAGTGCTGCTTTTTTTTCTTCGCTTTTGGTAGCTTCTAAAATTGTAGTAACACTGGGCAACTTGTTGCCGTCGGGAGTGGCATACAGTCTGCGTCCGTTGACGTTTTCTCTAGGAACTGGTTGGTAATTAAATTTTTCTACAAATTTTGCCATATATTGATTGGTTGTGTTTAGCTATGTCGTTGAGTTGGTCGATTTTAGTTTGCTTGTCAGGACTGTGATACAGATCTTTAAGACTTTGCATCATAGCAGTCATTCTGCTGTGCGGCGTGGTTTCAAGATCATAACTCTCATCAATCACACTGTGGTATGTGGTAAATCCAATGTCTTGCAATCTTTTCAAACTGCCGGGCCCAGACATTACCACAAACGGTTTGGCACTGATCAAACACTTGGCTGTTTTTTCTGTGAGAAAAGAATTGGAAAATATATCAGTTTCAGACACGCACTCAATTTGATACTTGGGCCACAATGCATGATATGCTTTGCAAGCTTCTATCCACGGAAGGAATCCTTCTGCAAGTCCAATATTGACCAACGTGTTATCAACATCAAATTTTTTGCTGGCAAGCCAATTGAGTTGATCTTGATACTCCTGGTATATCACATCTATTGTGGGATCAATCATGGAGTAAAAATTTTTACCAGATCCGTTTATGTCATTGACATTTCTGAATGTTAAAAAATTGTCCCTAGGAAATGTTTTGTCAATTTGATATGCCAGTTTGAGTCTGCTGGGTGTGAATCTACTGATCAAGCATCCTACAAATTTTGCATCGTTGTCGATTTCTGGAATGTTACCAAACTCTACGTATCGGTCTTGACGTGTAAACGCAGGATGCCACCCTAGCTTTTTGTGATTGAAATTTGAGTCCCAATCAAGATCATATGACGCAAACGTCACAAGTTCTCTGTCTAACACTCCTTGTTGGCAGAGTTGTTCAAAAAAACTCACTATGCCTCGACGTATTAGATTTTCTCCATCGCTGGCAACTATCACAATTGGCTGGCCTTGGTAGCCTGCACAAAAGAAATCAACCAAAAAGTCTTCGTGGTATTGGTTGAATGCAAAGCCCAGAAAGTGACTTTGAATGTATATGGTGTTGTCATATACACTTATTAGTTTTTCAAAACTTGGTAGGTATACTGCTGTATTGTCCGACATTGATTAGACCCTAAAACTTTCTCCGCAACCACAGCGGTCTCGTTCGTTTGGATTTTTAAAATCGAATCCT